GTCGTTGAAGGAATACCTTGTCCTAATCATAACGGATTTAGGTATTTTACCCGCGGATTGCCCAATCTCAAGAGTTATTACGATAAACGAGGTCATTACCCTGTTTATTATTAAAGGTTTCCCGATAATAAGACGTATCTTGAGCTCTAAGGGGTTTCCCGTCATTATAAGGTATGTTGCATTTGTTCATCACAAATACTAGCCACTGAACTATGATTTATTTTAATATGTCTTTTCATACTATCTAAACTGCTATATAATTTTTCACAATGAACACATTTATGGAAATGACCATTTTCTATATGGTTTATTTTTTCGTGTCTTCTTCTACCAGATGTATCGGCAAAATCAAGGTCACAAAAGGAACATTTAAATCTTTTATCCCATACTTGTTTTAAAACTTCTTCGCATTTTTTAACTTGTTGGATTTTATAAGGAATAATCATAAAAGGTCTAATATCTTCAATAAATTTAATACACTGGTTATGATTTAACAGCCATTCATGGCCTTTACAAATTTTATCACTTGCTGGAGATTTTCTTATTCTTTCTCTAACATAACCACCCCATATTTTTTGACCAATATCAAGTGGTGTTCTATCATTTTGAGCAACTGAAATTTTTAATCTGTTTCTATTTTGTGTATCATTAGCTATTGAACCTTCTCCTTCATAAAATCCCGCAAACCATATTTTTAATTGTTGTTGGTCCATTGTATTTTAGAGTATCAACATGACATATATTTAAATCATTTTGGGTTTCAAATGTTTACCTACAACCAGAGCCAAAATAGTTGTAGCATGTGACTTTTAAAGGCATCTAAAGTTTACCTTCCTTGTCTTGAATCTTTGCTTTAACGGAGTCAATTGTATCCGAACTTTCTACATCGAGCGTAATCGTCTTACCAGTGAGGGTTTTAATAAAAATCTGCATCTTGTTCCGTGTGCTTTAATGTAGAGGTCGTTATAATATCTACATATATTTTATTTTTAAGTATGTTTCAACAATCATTATACAGAATTTTCAGAAGTTTTATTCTGAAAATTTTCTTTCCTCTTTTTTTCTAAATCATCCACAATTTTATTAGCTTCAGCTAACTTATCATTCCATTTTATTTTGCCCGATTTACTCGACGTCCATGATTTAGGCAAATCGGGATGTTTTTCTATTTTAAAATATTCACGCTCTTTCGTATGTGTTCGGTCTATCCATTCTCGATAGTATACGACATACTTTTTCATCATATGATGTTCTAAACCAAGAGGTAATGTTTGAGCACTATGTTTTCTATTACGTTTTTTAGTAAAAGAATTTTCATTTAGCGATTCAGATTCCACTATCGTTGTCATTATTTATATCTTTATTATTCTATAAAAATAAATTTAATTCTCGTTTTTAATTTATATTTCTAATTTATAGTTTATAAAACTAAAACATAAAAAGTAAAATCATCCATGCTAAAAAATATATTCGGTTTAGTAAATAACACTCCAAGTATACCCATAAAAGCGCCACAAGAACCAAAAAAAATAACCAAAAGTAGCGATTCTAAAATTTCTACAGAAACTGTGAATAAAATGAATATTTTTTATAAACTATTGGAAAATATATGTATTATGCTGGATGACAACCAAATTCCATTTTATCTTGACCGTGGTACACTATTAGGCTGTATCCGTGAAAAAAGATTATTATTAAATGACACCAATATCGACGTAACAATTCACTTATCGCGATGGGATAAACTTGCTAATATAGATTATTCGAAGTATGGTGTAGTTTTAAAAATAAAATATAATGAGTATCCTGATTACCATAGTGGTAACTATATGTGCATTTATTTAGAAGATGAGAGCCCTGATTATTACTGCAATATTTATGCAAACCCGGCATTTCCTATGCTAGATATAAGTGAAATGGGCAATAATTTATATCCCGTTCCAAAAGAACCAGACCTATATTTAAAACAGTTATATGGAGATTGGACAATCCCGTCTGATGCGCGCACCGTCTCAGAGTATCACAGAAACAATGGACTTATTTTTAGCGAGTACAAAAAAAACTGGGACCTTCGATACAACATATACAAGTGTAAATTTTAATAATATTGCATTCACATAATGTAACATAATAATATAAAATGTAACATTATGAACATAGTCGTGTTATATAAAAATATAACATATAGATAATATAATATGAGCGCACCATTAGGGGTTATAATTGTTTTCGTAACAGTGGCGTGTGTTACTTTACTTTTTTGTATAGGATATTGTATTACGAAATACTGTGATATATAACATATAGAAAATTGATATAAAAAAAAGCGTATATATTAAATAAGCAGACACAAAAAAATCATCTCAAAAAATCGTCTTAAATGGCCGGAAAGAGCAACAGCAAGAATAGTGGAAAAGGTAAGGCGGGAGCAAGCAGTGGCTCAGTGTTGAAGACTGCGATGTCAGCACAAAATAATCCAGCGGCGCGTATTAAAATTCCGCAAACGATTGGACTGCCGGGACAAATCGCCAACAACGCGGGCGGGTATTCGTTTGCGCTACCTCTTGAACAGGAATGGATGCGATACTTGATCATTGGAAGCAAGTCGGACAATGGAAGTTTCTATCAGTCGGGTGGGGCAATTGCTACTACTATTTCGAAGTGTATTATGGCGGCTGTTTCATCGTCGGCTACATGTGACCATTTGATTCGGGATATTGTTGAAGTATCTGTTAATGCGCGAGCACCCAAACAAGAGATGACTATGATGGCCTTGGCGGCAGCGATTGTATTTCCGGCTGATGTTATTTGCAAAAAAAACGCATTGGATGCGATTGGAAAAGTATGTCGTATTCCCACCCACCTCTTCATGATGGTACAATATATTCGAGACCTATCGCAAGACAAGGCGACCCCAGGTAAGGGATTTGGTAAGGGTGTTCGACGCGCATTGACGGAATACTATACATCGCGTGGCGGATTGGAGTTAGCAGTTTTGGTGACAAAATATAAAAATCGTGAAGGATGGACACACGAAGATTTGATTTCATTGCTTCATATCAATCCAGCGGAAATGAAAGACGATGGTGGGCGTCTTGTATTGGAATGGATTATGAAAAAGGACAAACCTGAGCGCAAAGTTGCGGCGAACCCAGCGAGGGGGATTGTGGCGACAACACTTCCTGCAAAAATGGAGAGGACTGAATTTCTGAAGCGACTGATGGCGATTCCGACACCGGACAGAGACATGGGTGGAGCAGCAGCAGGAGAGAGCAAAGGATTTATGAAAACCATCGCGAATGCAATTGGGTCAGCTATGGGTGGTGGAGGTGCCGCTTCTGCTGCTCCCGTCAACGTTCTTTCTACACCTACACTTGCACCTGCACCATCGCAGAGACTCAACGTGATGTTTGAAATCGTTCATCCCGACAGCTCCATCTGTGGGCCATTGAAGATGAACATTCAAGACACAAAACCACTTCAAAACCTCATGCAAACGTTCATTGATATTGGAATTGACGTAAGTTTCGTCTTTCGCTACAATGGCTGTATCATTCCGTCAACCAAGTCTTTGCGCGACATCTCCTACGATCCATCCAAGAAAATCTACCTGTGTGCGGGCGTGGAGCCTGTAGTGGAGACGGTTGCAGCACATGCTGTGGTATCTGCTCCAGCCCCCCCAGTATCAGAACCTGAACCTGAATCAAAAAAACCATGCGAGGACCCTTTGGTAGCAACGGCCAGATTTCTGAAAGCATTGCTTGAGTTGTCAAAAACCGGCGAAAATAAAGACGCGGCGAAAGCAATCCAAATCATGGAACAAAACAAAAAAATTCAGCGCGAACACTTGCCCACAGAGCTTCTAAATACGCCGCAGATATGGAATTCACTTTTGAATGGAATGGGAATGACCGCACTCGTTCGCAACCTTGGAAAACTATCGCAGGTCGGGGTTGCGACGACACGGTCACAGGATATTATTAAAATACTGAATGATCCGAAAGCCGTGAAGGATTCAAAGATTCATCCTCTTCAAGTTCTGGTTGGAATGAAGACGTACTCACAAGGAAAGGGTGACCTTGGTTCACTGACGTGGCAAGTGAACTCTTATATCACAGCGGCGCTGTCTACGACGTTCAGGCAGGCATTTGGAAATATCACACCAACCGGGAAACGGTTCATGTTTGGACTGGATGTATCTGGGAGCATGTCAATGTGTATGTGCGCTGGGGCGAAAAATATCACACCACGCGAGGGATCGATTGCGATGGCGATGATGACGCTACATGCGGAGGGAGCAGAAAATGTCCACATCTATGGTTTCAGTAATGTATTTTACAATTTCAATGGAAAGATTCGACCAAATATGACAATTCAGGAAGCGATTAACGCCACGGACGTGCCCTTCGGAGCAACGGATTGCGCTTTGCCTATGATAGAGGCGCGTAGAATGTATTTGCAGACTGGAATTGTATTTGATGTATTTTGCATATATACCGACAGCGAAACATACGCGCCCAATATTCATCCCCAAGTGGCGCTGGAAAATTATCGCAAAGAAACCGGAGTTGATGCGAAACTAATCGTGATTGGAATGACAGCAAACATACTGACAATTGCCGACCCAAAGGACAAGAATACGCTGAACTTGGCTGGATTTGATACTGCAACACCGGAGTTGATTAGCATGTTTGTAAGGGGGTTGATTTGATGAAAACACCTACTAATACGATGGAATAATGCAATGAATATATTATTACTTTTTTTAGTAATAATATATAATTCAGTGTATGTAATATGTATATATATATATATATAGTATGGATTTGTATACATATATTCAATATTTTATTTTAGGCGGATTAATAACAGTTTTTGTTAATTATGTGTTAGAAAAATATAAACATGGTCCTGCGTTAACTGCTTATTTATATTGTGCTCCGACCATTTACTTACTTATTATTTATATGATATATAAAAGTCGTGGATTGAATGGATATTATACATTTATTATACATAGTTTAATTAATTATGTAGCAAATTCGGTAGTAATATTATTTTTAATACTTTTAACAAAATACACGAGTATAAGTTTATATATGAATTGTTTATTAGTATCGATATTATTTATATATTATTCAATATATTATTTTACGCATACTTATAAATTAGAATTTACACCATAACAATATTTAAGTTACTATAATACATTAAATCGTTTTTCGTATAACTCTATATAGTCATTTAATTTTAGATTTATTTTTTCACCTCTTTTTCCAACAATAAACTTTTTCATTAATTTTTTGTCAAATATATAAACATCTATGATTTTTTTATTACTCAACACGCTCTTTACATAACGATGAACGCCATCTATTATAAATAGGTTACTATCAACTATTATTGGATATCGCAAGTCACTTTCCATAATTCTTTTTACCTCATCTTTATATTTTTTATGTTTTATACATGAAATAACATCAGAAGGTTTGGTATTTTTATCCCAGCAGTTTAAATCTAAATTAAAAAGAAGTTTTGATGTTTCTAATTTTATTTTTTCTGGTTTTTTCAAATTAATATAAGCAAACATTAAAGCCGTTGAATATTCATATTTATCGTCAGAGTAACACTCGACGCATACAGGCATTATATATTATATATTATATATTATATAAATATAATTATTTTCTACAACAAGTACGCTTCATTTTACGCCATACACGTTTCTTTGTTTTTTTACTCCAACACCAGTATCCGCGTTTGGGATTAATGCAACACGTTTCTTTTCTGCCCCTTACAAGACGACACCTTTTTGCTGTTTTACGCATTGTATAATATATACATATATTATTCTCTAAACATCAAATCAATATATAAAACCTATATAAAAAGAATGTAATCATATTATGTAGCAACATTTACTACCCAGTTTTAAGAAAAATGACCGAACGCGTATCGGCTCATGAAATGACGAACAGTCCACAAAATACTACATATATCGATGTTATTAAAAAATTTAAAGATTTGCAAACACAATACTATACAGAACGTGGTTGTATTATTACAACAATGGATGATGAATTTGCAAAAGATTTTATTGATAAACACCCTAATTTGGTATGGGATGAAACATACAATAAATATGCAGAAGCTGATGTTCTTGCATCTAAAGTAAATATAATTATTTTTGGAAAACCATTTGTGGTATATTTACACCGCCCTATTAAACAAATTCATCGTTGGGAGTATGAGTACTTTTTTGGGTTTGGGGGGCATAATAAAGGGTTTTCACACAACCGAATCGTGACAACGTTTCAAAATTCATATGACAAAACTGTAGATATTGAATACTTGCTTATGACGGGTACACTAGCGGACGCGGATGGAGATGGAGACGCCTGTGCGTGCATTATTGATGAAAAATATATTAAAAATGTTCTAAAGTTGCTAGTGGTTGGTGGATATGTAAAAGGGTGGAATGCTTTTACTGATTTTGAAAAGTGGTTTAAAGAACGTGGATTTACTTTAGAGTTAAAAACGGATACTTCTAGTACAACGACATCATTTATTTTTGAAGAATATGAGTTAGTAGAAACGCCGGTCAAAGATCCCGAATCATAAAATTTGGGTCACCTATTATTTCCCGAAGAACATGATTTGTATATGCCCGGGTTAGTGCATCAGCTTCATAGTAGTTCCAGTAGGTGTCTGGAAGTCCCAGGTCTGTGCTTTTTTTATTACCTGTAACAACAACATTTGTGAAGCGTGTTATAGTGCAATGATAGGGAGAACGCGGATAAACATTTTCGATAAATGTGCCTTTGCAATTTAAGTGCGCGTATTGTGGGCGTTTTTCTTGAATGAGGTATGTTTTTCCGGGCACAAGGTTAACAGGATTGACAAGTTGAAGAGGACGCATTGGTTAAATGTTATGATATTTCGATTTTACGGTGACGATTAAACAATATAAAACATTTCAATTTTATATTGTTTTTTTGCTTTAAAATAATAATATATTTATATCATCTTTAGTTTTTCACCTAATTCTTTGTAATAGTATCCATTATATGGGATATTTTTGGTAAGTGCCTTTGTTAAAGTTTTGTCGCTTATTGCTAACGATTTAATACAATCGTATTTACATTCAAATTCTTTTACTAAGTTATTATTTGTGTCATATTGTCCAACACCATTTTTGTATAATATTGGCGTTCCGTTTATTTCTTCAAATTTGCTAGTTAACTCTTCGTCACAGTTATTATATAATATATAATAAAAACCATTTGCTAAACTATTATTTTTAACTGGATTATCTAATGCCGATAAAGAGTCATAACCATTAAAATGTGCTGCTGTTTTTCTGTGTATATACACATTTACAATTTTGGTTTTATCTTTATCTAGTTGAGCGATGTAACCCAGATTTTGAACTTTTGTTTCTTTCGTTGGTTGAATTTCATGTATAATATTTGGATCCAAATTTCTTTCGACTAGTAACCATCGAAAACCACAATAAATAGTGTTTTCAGCTATTGCTTTCATTATACTCGGTCTTTTTATATTTTTACTTTCATTCATTGCTTCTGTAACGGATTCATACACTTTGGTTAACTGTAATGTTTCAGGATTTATTTTTTGGAGTCTTGGACCGAGGTTAGGTAATTGTTGATTAAAACCAGTAACTATTTTTTTCTCTTGTTGCGAGTTTAACTTACTTAATATTTCTTTATTTGTTTGTTCTAAAGAATTAACTTTACTTAATAAAATTTTATTAGTATGTATTATTTCCTTTAATAATTCATTGTCGTTGTTTACATGTGTATTCATAGCGTTTTCTTGATTTTTAAATTTTAAATTTTCAATTTCAAGCAACAATTCATTTACTTTGTAGTTGTAATTATCTATATTATCGTTAACTATTTTTGATAATACTTTATATGTAAGGTTACCGCCGATTAAAAACAATTCATTTTCACTTGTATGATTTGGTAAATTTTTTACTATATTTGGTTTTATAATATTATGGCTATGTAGAAAATGCTCAAAGTCTTTACTTTTATTTACAGAAAAACAATCAAGTAATATGCATTCTTCATATTTACTTTTATGTTCGTTATATCTACCCGTAATTCCTATTCTGCTTTCTCCTATTTTTACAACATATGTTCCATTTTCAAATGTTTTAACTTTAATAATATAAACCATGTTTCCGGCATTGTTAAATTGTTTTAGTAGAAATTTTTCATTATCTAGTTCTTTTTGTTTAATTAATTTTTCTTCCATTTCTTTATTTTTAGTGGTTTCTATTTTTTTTAATTGTTGTGTAAGTTCTTGACATTCTTCGTTAGCTATTTCAAACATAATAGTTTCAAGTTTAATAAAATAATCATGAATTTCATCTGCTTTTTTTGTCTCAGCTTTTAAACAAAATTTTTTAAATGTATCTACATTTAACATAAAAGTTTCTTTGTTATGACCTCCTCTAACATCTTTTTTTTCTCCAGAAGCTTCCGGAGCAAATATTGTATTTTTTTGCTTTCCCTCAAGAGAAAGCAAAAATTTATAATCTTTATTAATAGTAAAGAATTTTTCTAAAAGTTCTTTTGCTCTAACTTTTTGACTAAATCCCAACCATTTCCATATATTATCTAAATCAATAACAAAATCAATTTTGTTATCATACTTCAAAAAGCAATAAAAACTTGACAAAAATAGCTGTTGTTCATAACTTGTAAAATTATTTTTAACTTTTTCAATCAATTTTGACTGGTAATTACCATTAAATTTTGTAATGGGGTTGGATTCAATCAGATTTACGATGTCGACGCTCATTGTGTGCTATATATCCTATTATATATATGTCTTTAAGATGTTTTTTGCTTTAATAATCAACAAGCAAAAGTTAATTAATCACCTTCAATATTACGGATATATATCGCTTTCTAAATCTGTAACAATCTTATTTGCCGAAAGTAGTTTCTCCATTAATGAAATATTTGATGACTTGCTAGAAATCCAAGGTTTTTGAAGTTTTGCATGTTTCTCCACTTTAAAAAATTCTCTATATTTTGTATGTTCTTTATCTAACCATTCATGGTAATATACAACATATTTTCTCATCATATCGTGTGTTATTCCGTCAGGTAATTTTATTGCATTGTATTTTCTTTCTCTTTTTGTTCCATCGTCAGCAGTACCTTTACTATTTTTTTGCTGTTCTTCTCTTGTAGCGATTCTTAAATTGTCAAAACAATTATTTAAAGGATCTCTGTCAATATGATCCACGCTTATAGTATTTGTTCCTTTACCATTACCCATACATCCGGTTATTACTTGGTGAATATGGATATTTAAATGACATGAAATATAACCGTTCGACATTTTATACCAAGTAATTTTATTTCCTTTATTATTCGTTTTTTCATAATCTAATATTTTTTGGTAACTTGTCGGGCATAATATACAAAATGTATCAACTTCGCAATACATAACTATAACAGTGTTTCCATTTTCATTTTGGATTTTCCATAATGGGTTCTTTTCTTGATTAGACGTTCGACCAATAGTTTTAATATGACCTCGTATAAAGTCTATTTTTGCCGTTTTATATTTATCGCGAATATATTCATCTTTTAATGAAAATATATTACCAATATCCATATCTATTTTGTCTTTGTATAACTTATATCAAGTATGTACGTAGTACGTAAACCCTTTATGTGTAATCAATTTTTCATATTATTAAATACATAATAATATTAAAATAAAATTGTAATTCCAATTGTGAAGCGCACACGCAATTTAATTGCTGTAAGCACTCTTGATCCTCTAAGTTTCCCTAGAGGGAGGACTGTATCTTAAGCCGTTTCAGGTTGCTTAAACCTTCATTAACGACCCACATCCGTTCAGTCTCTGACGCCCTACCATAGACTAGCATATTAATATCGTCTTTAGGTAGTAAGCATGCGGATTGCCCAATCTTTTTCATTATTACCATACCCAAGTTCATTACTCTTGGCCACTTATTCCTTTCGGAGATAAGCTTGGTAGAAAAAGCTCTAAGGGGTTTCCCGAACAACAAGATGTGTTGCAACTCCGACGACAACAAGTCGGAATCACTAGCAGTTAGTCAAATCATCAATAATGATGATGGTGAGGACATAAATGGTTTTCCATAGTAAGAGCTCACTTTACTATGGCATACTGCTTTTCGGCCCTTGTTCACAGCTAGCATGATCATCATCATAACTAAGCATGTAGCTTCAAGGCCTCCCATACCACTCATGATACGGAGAACGTTGTAATTGGTAGCATAGACACGAACCTTAGCAGTCTTGGTGCCCTCAACGGTGGCGTTGGAGAGAACAAGCTGAAGGGTAGCATTGTCAATGCGGGAGAAGTTGCACGATCCACTTGGTTGATGCTCTTCAGGGCGGAGCGCAAAAGAGTAAATATTGATACCAGTGTCAGGGGTGCGGGTGTGGTGCTGGTAAGGCTGGACGAGGTCGAAGTAAGTTCCTTCGCGCTCAGAGAAGCGATCCTGGCCGTTAAGCTGGAGCTTAGCGGTGACGACAGGGTTCATACCCCAGCAGTGAAGAGAAAGAGAAGTCTGGGTAAGAACGAAAGTACCGGCATCAGAAACTCCAGAGTTCTGGAAAGGATTGCTGTTGGCATTGAAGCCGGGAGCAAAGTTGGGCTGATCGTAGCCGCCGCCAACAACGCCAGCTGCTTCACCCTGCTGCCACCAGTAAGCATTGGAGACATCAACGGCACCAGCCTCAGCAAAGAGACCAGAACCATCGATGAAGGAGCCAGTAGTCTGGGCAACAGCATCGTGTCCACCAAAAGCATGGATAGCATTGGGGAGAGCATCAACGGCATCAGTGTAGTTGAAGGGCTGAGCACCAAGGAGCCTGTACAGAAGCTGGTTGCAGTCAAGAGAAGAACAGTAGTCAACGTTCTGGTCAGGCTGGACAACCCAAATGAGCTCCTTAACGGGGTGGTTGAAGTTGAGCTTGATCTTGTTGGAAGAAGAACCGACAGACTCATCACCAGTGAACTGAAGCTGCTCAATAAGGTACTCGTGGGGGTTCTGGGCCATACGTCTGCGCTCATCGGTATCCAAGAAGACGTAGTCGACATAGAGAGAGGCAGCAACGAGGGACTGGTTGTAGGCAGTGTTGACACGGCCACCGGCGACAGAAGTACCAGAGTTGGGATTGCCGCAGCTGAGAGAACCAACAGCCCACAAGCACTCGTCAATGGGACGAATATCGAGGTTAATCTTGACCTCGTGGTACTGAAGAGCGATGAGAGGAAGGGCAAGACCGGGGTTACGGCAGTACCAGAACTGGAAGGGCACGTAGAGGGTAGTCTCGGGGAGAGCATTACGGGGAGCGCAAACCTGACGAGGCGCATTGGCCTGGCAGGGACCATCGATGGCGTTGAACGAAGGGTCAGTGATAAAAGTCAACTCAGTGGTGTTTCCGACCATAGCATAGTAACCGGGCTGCTGGTCAACAGGAAGAGTAAGGTTGTTCCAGATGTGCATCCAGTCACCATACTGGCGGTCAATGCGCTGACCACCGATCTCAACCTCAACCTGAGAAATCAACTGCTCACCGGGGAAATCAAGCCAACGAGCATAAACACCGTCCTGGTTAGTTCCCTTCATGGACTGGTTAATCTCAGGGAGAGTAACCTGAAGGTAAGTGCGGTAAGCCAAATCACCATTACGAGAAATGGTGCAGGTTACACGACGTCCAAAATCGGCCTGACCGTTAAAAGTCTGTTCGATAGACTCCATCGCGAAGTTGGTGTGACGTTTGTAAGACACCTTCCAAAAGGTAATCTGAGGGTTGCCCGTAAGATAGACATCTTGGGCGCCGTAAGCTACAAGTTGCATAAGACCTCCTGCCATTTTTGTTTATTATAATATTGCTAAAGAAAAAAATTTTATAAAAAATCTTAATTAATTTTTTATAAATTAATAATTAATAATTAATATAATCAATATAATCAATATAGTCAATATAATCAACCAATTAATATTTTCCTAAATTTTGCAAGCGAGCAAATCATTAAATAATGTTATTCATATTCGACTTTAAAAAATTTACTAAATACTCATCTGAATATATCTCTGTTTGTTTTTCGTGCTTTCTCCTAAAAACATAGTTGTCATTCTTTTTTCTTATACTCCATCCATTTTCTAAAGTATTCGTCAAAAATATCATCAAATAAATATCATTTTTTTGTTCAGTGCTTATATCTAATTTGCCTTTATCTATTAACTTTTTTAATGTATGAATCCCCTCCTTCAATGGTATTATATCTTCCTTCTTTTTAGTTACTTTTACTTCTAAACTATTATTACTCTTAGTTTGCACCTGGTCTTCCATTTGTCCATTGTTTGTACTGTTCATACTACCATTGTTCGTACCATTGTTCGTACCATTGTTCGTACCATTGTATATTTTATGAATAACGCGCTTATTTAAATAGTCTTCTGTTATAATCTCTGTCGTAGAATCTTCTAAATTTTTTAGATAAAAAATAGTTTTCCTTTTTTTTATAGCCCAGTTTTTTTCTAAACAGTTAATAATAAATTTCATCTTGTAATATGTTTCTCTCTTAATATTCATAATATCCAATGAATCCATATTTATAGTTGTACTCAAAACATTCGAAGTAGACTTAATATTAGACGCTTTATCATGTAAATCTTCTTCGGTATCAAATGACTTACCATTTTTATTAACTATGTCTAAATGATTTGATAACATTATTTTATTTTTATAGAGAAAACATTAATACATTCCTAACATTATTATTCTCACTTATGTATTTAACATTTAAATATTTACAATTCTATATCTTACAAAAAATTCCTAAATATTTATTTTGTATATTTCTATTTTACTTTTCTATGTTACATATAGAGATATACTATCCGGCTATTTGGCGTTCTTTCGACAATATTGCATTATGATGCAAAGAAAAACTTTTATTTTCACTAGAAAAATAACTTGGAAAAAGAATACTCCAGTCTAACCCTTCATCAAGTAAGGTTAACTTTGTATAAACATATCCAATAAAAGCACTACAAAAAAATCTAGACGTTTTTTGAGGATGAGGGTCTTTCTTACAATAAGCTTCAATCCAATCTGTAACGACTATATCATACGGTTTATCGTATACCACTTTATGTATTTCTTTTAATTTTTCATTATTGAATATGTTTGTATACTCTTCCATGTTTTCGAATTCTATTCTTCGAACATATATTTTTCCACCATATGTTGTAATAAAATGGTCATACGGAACCAACTGAACTCCAAATTTCTTGGTATTATCTTCTGGATCCGGAACATCGGAAATACCTGATGTCCAAACATATGTACCTTTTAATGGAATGTCGGTAAATACAGGGTCTACAACAATCATACCAACATGTGAAAAATCACTCTTTGTCATAAATTTTATAAACCAACTAAACAAACCCCATGAACTATACTGTAAATCGTCGCATAAAAGAAGATCGCCTGTTTTTAATTTACAGCTCATTTCAGCCATTTCAGCCATTTCAGCTATTTTATATTATATTATAAAAAATATAAACATGTTAAAACCTATATAATTAAAAATGCTAAAATAGATATAATTATTAATTATTATATATTAAAAAAGTTATACTTATAACAATATAATAGATATATATAGATGCCGTCTTTTAAACATAAAACAAATAAAAAAATTTTAGTAGACAATAAAAGAATAATGACACTAGATAGTGTTCATCGCGAGTTACAGTCAGAGTTTAACTTAATTAATAATGATGTATTACCTACGTTAGTACGCAAAAAGAATGAAATAATGAAAAAGTTAAATAACCCCGACACTATTGCAGATGTTAATGAAAAAATAGAGTTACAGGATTCTTTATACGATATAAAAGAAGAAATCTACAAAAATAAGAAAAAGATTAAAGACTATTACCTTAATAATAGCAGATTTATTTTCGACTATTTTGAAAATAAAAAAGAAATTACGAATGGTACAAATAAAACAACTATTCTTAATTCATTCTTTAAGGTAAATGATAAAACATTTGATGAAAATGCGCTAACGCGCGCGAATGATAACAATGTTCAAAAGTTTTTTACGAATCTTGACCAAACATTTATTAATATAAATGACTATATTTACGCCACAGATATATGTCAGTCATGCAATAAAGGAGAAATGATTCCTGTTGAGCATGAGGGAATTATGGTATGTAACGTATGTGCAAAACAAGTTACCTACCTTATTGAAAATGAGAAACCATCTTATAAAGAACCGCCAAAAGAAGCATGCTTTTATGCTTACAAAAGAATTAATCATTTTAAAGAAATTCTTGCACAATTTCAAGCAAAAGAAACTACGCAAATACCAGAAGAAGTTCTTGAGAATATCAAACAACAACTTAATAAAGAACGTATACCTCTTTCTAAGTTTACAAACTCGAAAGCAAAAGAAGTTCTCAAAAAATTAGGTTATAATAAGTATTATGAACATATTCCATTTATTAAAGATAAACTTGGTATTAAACCACCTACTATGACGCCGGAATTAGAAGAGACTTTGTGTAATCTTTTTATGGAGATACAAGGACCTTATGCTAAATTTTGCCCCGATGACCGTGTGAATTTTTTGAATTATTATTATACGGTTTATAAGCTGTGCGAACTTCTTGAAAAGAATGAATTTCTTTCTTATTTTCCTATGCTGAAAGATAAAGAAAAACGAATCGAACAGGATGATATATGGAAGAAAATTTGCGAGGAATTAAATTGGGTTTTTATTCCGACACAGTAATATTATCAAACGTATTTTTTAATTTACACTATGATAAATAATATCAATAAAAATTGCAAGTAACATGGGAAACTGCCAAGCTGAAAATATATGATTATGTGTATTATATTATAAATATTGCATTAATACTAAACCGTTAGTTAATATGTTTTGGTTTATCTCTTTTTAAATATTCGTTTTATTGTTTTTCTTTTAAATCTTAGTTTTAGTTTTCGACGGCTTTTGCCTGCTTTTTGACCACGTCCCGTTTTTCGACGAAATGGATTATTACCTACTATCTCTCTCCTCAAACAATAACTATATATATTATTAACCGTAAAATCATGAAGAACATAATAGGGTTTTGCAGTATCAGATGGACTAGATGGTATATCCGATACGTTTACTTCTTTTATATAATCACTATTTTCATCCCAAACATCATGCCCATTTACTAGATACCAACATGATACGGGACGTCCATCTTTGAGTTCATTTGATGCATAAATTTTAAAATCGTCTCTGCGCCAAGTGTGCCTTTGTGTTTTGGTCATTAAATTTCTTAAAAATTCCCCTTGAAGAGGTTCTGTACGTCCATATACAACATGTTTTCCATAAAGATCATGTGCTCGCCCATGCCCTTCCAAATTTCCAGATAAATAAGAGAAACAGTTTCCATTTGGGTATTGACCGCGCAAATGTTCAAAACTTCGCTCAGGTGATTTCGTCCTATGATAACTTTTATATTTTTCCAGTCTATTCAACCTGTTATGCACATCCGCGCTAATATGAGTATAAGCGTCATATGTATTATCGGATACTTTAACGTCATGTACAATTAACATATCATTTTCACCTGGTTCTGTTCCATCCCACGGCAGATAACCTACAATAAATTTTGTAGCTGGATCTATTTCTATTATAAATATTTGAGCCAATAGTACCGTTTGTTCTTGTGGACTCCTACTCCTACTCCTACTCCTACCACTACTATCACCATCAGCCATTGTTATATTAAATACAGAATAATATTTTATACATGTAAGTAATAATTATTTATTATTTAACTAATGAATATTAAATAGTAAATAGTAAATAGTAAATATGAAAATTATATTGACAGTATCTTAACTTAAAATTTAAATTTTAAGAGGGGTGGGGAAACCAACAAGGTTAGCACCAATACCGAAACCTGCACCTGTTCTAGCAGAAACAGCTAAAGTGGGTACATAGACATCAAGGATAGCAAAAGTGGCCGCGGCTACAAGGGAAATCAACGCAATTTCGTCCAGTTTAAGAGACCGAGATGGTATAGAGTAAGCAACTATCGCGACGCATAAACCTTCGATAATATACTTAATAAAGCGCTTAAAAAGCTCACTAAAATCAAGTGTTCCGTACATTATAAATATAATGTAGAAAAAAATATTATATAATTTTCGATATATTAGATTAGATATTTTATATATTCTTAAACATATTCTTAAACATATTCTTAAACATATTCTTAAACATATTCTTAAATATGTATTATTTATTTTAATATTGTTAAAAGGTTAGAATAAATAAATTATTAAAAAATAATAAATTATTAAAAATTATTAAAAATGAATAAAAAATAATATTAAAATTAAAATTAATAAATGGTTAAACTAACTTAAAATTATTATTAAATATATATTATAATTATAATGTCTCATCAAGATAGTTTACCGAAGGGAGTTACTCCTAAACATTTACCAGATGGAAAGGAAAATCCCAAATACGTTGATCTTTTAGAAGAAGATAAACCGATTGCAGGGCAGAAATTTGTATGTCTTTCATTTGTATCACCAGAACACATCATTAAACAAAAAGAGCAATTTTTGTTCGAAGAGTTTGTTAAGCAGTGGGACTATAAAAAGTCGATGGAAAAATTTACACAGTTTCCTAATTTTGTTTCATTCAAGTATTCTCTTTCATTTGATAAACTTACTGCCGACTTCCAGGAGTTTACAAAGGAGGAAGGCGAAACCATTCGCGCAACATCAGCAACACTAGTTAGCGATGACTATAAAACATTTTTGGATAACAATGAAGATGAACTTGAGCAAAAATTTGGCGAGAAACATGGGTTTCAAACATCTACACGGGGTCTCAAAGTACGTGGTGTGTTTGCTACACAAGGTGAAGCCGAACTTCGCTGTAAGTTGTTGCGCGAGGTTGACCCCAATCATGATATTTATGTAGGACAGGTTGGTATGTGGGTTCCTTTTCATCCGGAGGCATATAAGACAGGACGCGTTGAATATATGGAGGAGACTCTTAACCAACTTATGTCGGATAAAAAGAAGAATGAAGATATTGCGAAACAAGAGTTTGAGAAACGTGTACGCGAAACTAAACAGAAGGCAATTGAAGAAAACATGAAGAAAGCCGAGGAGTCTGGTAATAAACTTACACAAACGATTAACGAAGATGGTGAGCTTGTTGGTATTTCAAATGTTTCAAACTTTGATGGTTTGGACGAGGACGCAACTGTTGATGACATTAAGAGGAGCATGTTCGAGGCTGAGAATGTTGTTCTTGATAAGAATACCGATCATGGTTTGTCAAAGTTGACGCATTTCGAGAATTAAAATACAAATACAAATACAGGTAAAAATATTAAAGTCGAAATAAATTATTAAATATTATATGTTAAATATTATATGTCACTAATATATAATATTTTACTTTTAATTGGTATGAATAAAAGGGTAAAACAATATGTAGTAAGTAACTATTTTAAATCGTTTAA